GAAATTGAGATGGTCCCACTCATCGCCCTGATCGAACGTGCGCGTCCGCTTGTCTTGAGCGGATAGCCATTCCTTTTTCGTAGATACGCCCGTGCGCTTTGCGGCCTCTAACGAACCGAAGTTTGCCGCGCCATGCACTTCCGTTCGCGCGATGGTCTTGGCGCGGTTCTCGGAAATATGGGGCGCTGCCTCCATAATCATATCCGCAATATCGTTCTGGCCCAGCCCCTCGACAAATCCGCGCTCAATAGCGCGGATGATGTTCTGGCGGGCTTCTATTTCAACGCCGTCAATGCGTCGGCGCACCACCTCGCGCGCTAGATACTTTAATGCCTCGAAAAGCATCGTCTGCGCGAAATCTTCTTTTCGCTCGACTGGACGCCCTAAGCTCTTGGCCTGTTGCCATACGCGAACGCCGAACGAAGTCGCTGCCGCAACGATCATTTGACGGTAAGCATCTTCTATCTTCGCCCGGAAGCCGCGTGGATAGGTGACTTCGTTCGTGATTTTCCACCGATCTACCATGTCGGCGGTGGCGTTGTAGATTTCTGTGGATAACTGCGCGACGAATTGATTTTCAAGCCGCTGCATGAGCGCGGTTTGTCGCCGCCATTCGCGGGCGCGGTCTTGGTCCAGCAGATACCGCATTATTCAGCCTCAAGGCGCGCCACAATCTTTTCAGCCCATGCCTTACCAGGATCGCCGCCCCACAATGCCCAAGCGATACGACCTGCGGATGGATAGCCCTTTTCTCCGGGGCTAAATCCTGCGGCTTGCTTGTCAACTTCATGGCGCGCGAAATAGGAAACCATCCGCTTGACCGTCTCGGCTGAAAGGTTTGCGCGGTTTGAAATATCGCGAGCGCGAGCAACGCCAATCTCTGTTCCGCCGCGTCCGAACTCTTGCCGCCATTCAAGCCCGCGACGGGCTTCCGCCGCCATGCTTTCGGTCGGCTTATAGCCTTCGGCCTTGAACTCCATGCCATAGGCCAGCGCAGCCAAGTCTTTCGGTGTTAGCTCTGTTGCGAGCGGCGAGCCCAGCGGGATTTGCGAAGCGTTGATGAGAATTACGTCGCCGCCCACAATCGGCTCGTAACCCTTCATTGCCCTGCGCTCGTTAATCGTCAGGTCGTTCGATGCGTCAGCCATCTGCCAAAGCTGGAGGCGCTTTTCTGCAATGGCCGGGATTTCGTCCACGTTGGCGCGAAGTTCGACGCCATAGGGCGACGCAAGCCAGCTATTCCAGTCATTCAAGATCATATTGAGAAGCGGGAGGACGGTATCTTCCCAGAACGCGAGCCGCGCTTCTTTATAATTGGAATAGGTATTATCGCCGGGGATGTTCAACAGCAGCGGCGGAACGCCGAAGGCGAGCGCCACGTCACGGGCGGCGCTAAACTTCGCCTCTATAATCCCCATGTCGGCAGGCGATAGCCCCATCTGCTTCCAGTCGAGGCCGCCTTCTAGCAGCATCGGGCGGCCAGCGTTTCGGCTTCCTGAATACTGTTCCTCAATTTGCTCTTTGAGCCTGTTAAAATTGTCATCGGACAGCGATCCGCCATCCTTGAGCACCAGCGCACCAGAGGGGCGGGCGCTGTTCTGTAGAAGCGCCTGCAACCACGCCATACTCTCATTCAGCTGGTCGATGGCATACGCGCCAGCCTCCACGGGGCTCAGGCCGTACCAATCATCGGTCGGGTTGAACAGCTTCAGGTGGCGCAAGTCGCTATCAAGCGTGCGCGCGTCTACGTCAAAGCGCACCTTACGCCCACCGACCGAATACTCGTAAGCCGCAGGGATTCCGTTGTTAGCCGGAACGATCCGCATACGATCGGGGCGAAGCTGGTAAAGCTCTCGCACCTCTTGCCCGATCTTTACCCGTTCCTCGTAGCCGTTACCAGCAAGAAGCAAGTATCCAACCTTCGCCTGCATGTAATCCGCGCCAGATTGCAGCGGGTTAGGGCGCCCCAGCAGGCGCAACAACGGATGGTCAGTAAGCTCTTGCTCGCCGCGAAACACCATGAACTTTACAGACGAAATAGCGTCCGCGATCTTATTAACCGACTGATATGCAACGACATTCTTGCCGTATGCTTCGCGCGCGAATTGCTCGTAATTGCGCGGCGACCATACCGGCTGGCCCGGATTTGTCACGATGATCTTGGCGACGGCGCTTTCCTTGGCCTCAGGTCGCCTGCGAAACCATTGCGTCAAATCCATTTGCAGCCTCACAAGGAACGGATAGCAGGCGCGGCGGATGCCGCCAGAATGTCGGTTATTCCGGTCATGGCGCAGTCAATCATGTCGTCATGCGCCGCATTCGGGAACGTAGCCGCTTCAGACATAAAATCTACCAGCCCGGTCAAGTTACGCATTATTAACACGTTGCCAGATTGTACGAAAGGCGCGGCGTCGAATGCGCGCGTTACCTTGTCACGGTCACGCTGCACGCCGATCATCGGAATGCCCTCGCGCTTGAGCTTCTGGATCAACCCCGTCCCGCTGACTTTATCCTCGACTTTGAAGGCTCGCAGCGTCCCTTGATCGTTGACGGCCTTGTGCTTCTGCCAGAACGCCCGAGCCATCGTCTCCAATTCTGGGGCTTCCCACTTTCCGCGCACCATGTCCAAAAGGATCGCCTGCCCATTTACCGTCCGCCCCCAGCACTGAAGCACGGAATAGTCGTTCTGCTCTTTCGTCTTTTGTGCCGTGTCGGCGTAGATAGAACGCCACAGAATAGGCGGCGGCACGTCTAAGAATTGCCACCACGCTTCCTTGAAGATGCCACCGCCAAGCGGCGCAGGCTGCTGCATATATTGCCCGGCGAAAACGTAAGGGCTCGACGCCTCAAGCCGGTCCAGCATGTCAGGCGGGAACTGTGCGCGCCAGAACGATGAGCCGTCCGGGTTGCGAGCCGGTATCATCAGATGTTCCCACGTCTCGCCTGACCCGCCTGCCAATAGCCAGCCAGTTAAATCCTCCTCGTGCAGTCGCTGCATAATTATAATGATTGGGCCGTCTGGTTTATTAAGACGAGATGAGATTGTCTGCTGATACCAAGCGATGACGTTCTGGCGCATGATGGCCGACGTTGCTTCGCCAGCCTTGTGCGGATCATCAATGATGATGGCGCCTCCGAACGCTTCCCGCATCTTCGAAGCGCCGTAGCCTGTGATCGTTCCGTCTGCGCCAGTCGAATAGACGATCCCACCTTGCGCCGTGCGAAACTCATCCTTCGCCTTGCTATCGTCCTGAAGCGCCGTCCACGGGAAGATAGCTCGATACTCTTGGCTCTGCATCGTCGCCCGCACTTCGTAAGTGTTGGACGTGGCGAGCCGCTTTGAATACGAAGCGTGGATGAACTCGGCGTCGGGATAAAGCCCCATGGCCCACGCCATGAAGCTCTTGACCGCGATCTCGGTCTTACCTGAGCGCGGCGGGATGTTGATGATGAGGCGGTTAGTCTTGCCGATAACGACGCGCTCTAATGCTTTGCAGATTTCGCGCTGGTGCCAGTTTTCGAGCATGTTCGTTCCGCGACGGGCGCGAAACATATACTTTGTGAACGGATAGAGCCGCGTCAGTAGCTTGGCGTGATCTTCAGGATCAATCGTCATGGGCTTTTCTGAGCGCCGACATCACTGCGACCTGCACGGCTTCTGGCTTTAGCGAGCCGTCCTCATTGGATAGGTCAAGCGTTTCCTTCCACTTCGCGCGGGTCTTGAGCCAGAAGATCGCCGCCGTCACGGCTTGCTTATGATCGGGGCTTGTGGCGATGCGGAATAGGTTATTCGCTACCTGCGCGGTCAACACCGGCTGCGCGTTTTCAAGTTCTGTTTGATAGTACCGACGCAAGACCTCGACGCTTACGCCGATGATGCGGGCGATCTCCTCTTGCTTGAGGCCGATGCCAGCCATCATCGTGACTTGCTTGCGACTCTTCTCGTCTGGCTTATGCGCTGCGGGCATTGCTCATCTCGTTAAATGTTTTTCCGGTTTCAGCGTGAATTGCTTCTTTGCCGGTGAACTCCTGCCAGCGCTTTATGATGACATCGCAGTATTTAGGGTCCAACTCCATAAGTCTGGAATAACGACCGTTTTTCTCAGCAGCGATCATTGTCGTTCCAGATCCTCCAAAACTATCAAGAACGATGTCGCCACCCTTCGTGTTGTTTAGCATCTGATATTCAAACAACGCCACTGGCTTCATTGTTGGGTGCTCGCCATTGCGCGACGGCTTTTCAAATTCAAGAATTGTTGTTTGCTTACGATCAGCTGCCCAAAGATGACCTGCTCCATCCTTCCATCCATATAGGCACGGTTCATGTTTCCAATGATAATCCTGCCGCCCCATAACCATTGTTGATTTTTTCCATATCAAGCACTGACGAACTTTCCACCCAGCATCAGCCGCTGCGCCACGAAAGTTGTAGCCTTCTGAATCAGCGTGCCAAATGTAAAAGACAGCGCCCGGCTTCATTACAGCGTCGGCAGCAGTGTATGCATCGCGCAGAAATCGACGAAAGCTTTCATCATTCATTGAATCATTTTTAATTGTCAGCGCGTCTTTTGTTTTTCCTTCGTAAGCCACGTTATACGGCGGATCGGTCAGCCACATATCG